GCCGGGCCCAACTTTGACCCTAACGGATCTCGCCAATCAATTAGCTAACCGCAACTTAGAGGAATACTTAGCGTCAAATCCCCCCGGGCTTAGAGCCGTTCCACCTGCGGTTTCTCAGCCCGTGGGATGGACTTTCCCGAGGGTTGCGCCTAAATCGTCTAACACGTGGGATTTCAGCTATGGCAATGCGCTAATCAACTTTGCCCGCGACGACCTGCGGATAGCGCTAATGCCGTGGCAGCAGTTCCTTCTGCGCGAAGCGTGCGCCCGCCGCGACGGAAGGTGGCGCTACCGGACCTCGTTAGCGTTAGTAGCCCGCCAGAACGGCAAGACGCTACTTACCGCTATCCGCATCCTTGGCGGCATGATGCTTTTCGGCGAAGGGCTCATCATCGCCACGGCGCAAACAAGAGCTATCGCGCTTGAAACGTGGCGGCTAATCATCGACCTTGCCGAAGCTGCGGACCTACCCCTTACCCGCATTGTCCGCCAATCCGGGCTTGAAGAGCTTCAGATAAACGGTTGCCGGTACCGGGTACTTCCCAACACGTCTAACGCAGCGCGCGGCTTCGCGGGCGTAGACCTCGTGGTGATGGACGAGGTACGGGCGTATCTCAATTGGGAGGCTTACTCGTCCATGGAGAAAACCCGCAGAGCCAAGAGCGGGTCGCAGCTTTGGGCGATCACGACGGAAGGTGACTCAAGGTCCGCCGTACTAAACCGGCTTCAAGAGGACGCACGGGACGCGCTCGTGATGGACGAGGACCGACCCGTGGGCTACTTCGAATGGAGCGCTCCGAAGAACGCAGAGCCAAGCGACCCCCGTACGTGGGCTATGGCGAACCCTGCCTTGGGCTACACGATTACCCACGACGTCATCCTTGATGAGTACAAGAGCGACCCGGCGCCCATCTTCGAAACCGAAGTGCTTTGCCGCAAGGTGCGAACCCTTGACACGTGGATTGACCTTGGCGATTGGGACACTTGCGCCGACACAACGGAACGCTTCCCAACAGACGTTCCGTACGTGTTCGCCTTAGACGCGGGTCCCGAACTAAGACACGTAACCATCGTGGCGGGCGCAACCGCGCACAATCGGACCCACCTTGAAGCCATATCCGCGGCCGCGGGTCCGCATTGCCTAGAAACCGCAGAGACCCGCTTGAACGGACTCCTAAGCAAGTGGCGACCCAAAGCCCTTGTCGTGCTTGCCCGCAGCCCCGTAGAACCCCTTGCGCAGCGCCTAGGCGCCAAACACAACATCCCCGTACAACCCGTGGACGCGACGGGTTGGAAGCGGGCTTGCCGGGCGTTCTACGAAGCCGTACGGCGCAAGGGCTTGATCCATCCCGGGGGACCCTTGATCGCAAGTCACCTCAAGGCAACCCGACGAGGGAGCGACGGGCTTGTCACGGACATCCATCGCGCCAACAGCCAAGTAGAGAATGACGCAGCCCTAGCCGCCGTACTTGCCGTGTGGGGTTCTACGCAGCTTCCAACCGAAGAAGCCCGACCTAGCTGGGTCGCGTTCTAGTGCGGATCTTCACGTACGCCGCACTTCAACTACTTGGGATAGGCGCCGTGCTGATAGCCGTCTATCAGATAAACGGGCTTTGGCACACGATCGGCCTAGCGGGTCTTGCACTTGTCGCGCTCGTCCAATGGATAGACACGAGGACTCATGACCGTTCTAGCGCTACTTGAAAGAGCCGTAAAGCCCGACCTTCGCCCGCGCTACGAAAGCGCCAACCTCAACGGGATACCGGCTTGGCAAAACCCGCTCTTCAACAACTGGCCCGGTTGGACGGGTACAAGCTTCCCTTGGCAGTACGTAACGGAAAGCGAAGCCCTAGACCTTCCCGTTGTTGGCGGTTTCCTATCCATTCTCACGGGCATCGTGCTCCAAATGCCGCTACACGCCTACCAAGGGTCCCGCAATATCGGAGACCGTTGCATAAATGACCCCCTTATCCTGCGCAACCCTTCCCCCGGACCCGGGCGCACCTTCCAAGATTGGGTAGAAGAGTACTTAAGGGAAATGGTGCTTCACGGTAACTACGTAGCCGTATTGGGACCTACGGACAGTACGGGTTGGCCCGCATATATGTACCCCGTACCTTGCTATCAATGGTCTATCCGTACCTTCAACGATACGGCGGACTACTTGTACGACATAAACGGTGATACCTACCGACCCCAAGACGTGTTTCACGTGAAGGTCAAGGGCATGGTGGGGGACCTTGTCGGCAAGGGGATCATGGAGCTATACCCGCGGCTTATCGCTAGTTCCGTGGCCGCGGAGATTTGGTCCGCCATGTACTTCGAAGGTGGCGCGGTACCCCCGGCGCAGATTGAACATCCCAACCCCGAACTAACCCAAGCTCAAGCGGAAGAGCTAAAAGCCAAGTGGCGGGTAGCCGTGAAGACCCGTGAAGCCGTCGTAACCCCTCAAGGAACGGTGATCCACGGGCTTGATAGCAACGCGGAACAAGCGCAGCTAACCGAAACCCGGCGCATGAACGACCAACAAATGGCAATGGCTTTGGGCATCCCGGGCGCACTCCTAGGGCTAGATGCGCCAAGCCTTACCTATCGCAACATCGTAGACGTGTACCAACAGTTCATTACTTCCACGGTTATGGGCTACTTGATCCCGCTCGAGCAACAACTAACCCTGCAATGCCTTCCGCGTACGCACCAAGCGTATTTCGGAACGGCGGAAGTGCTGAGACCGGACCTTGGCGCCCGCATGGACATCGCAACGGCGGGACTCACCGCAGGTCTCTATACCCAAGACGAAGCCCGGGCGCTCGTGGACCTTCCCCCCATGGGCGTTGTGAACGTGCACCAAACCGAACAACACGAGGACGAGGAAGATGGAGCCACTAGTTCGGGCATACCCGTCGGCAATTGAAGTTGAAGGGGACGGGCGCACCATTGTCGGCTTGCTTGCCCCTTACGATCAATGGGCCGAAGTAGACGACGGCTTTGGTCCGTACCTTGAAAGCTTCGCACGAGGTTGTTTCAAGCGGGCTACTACCGGCCGCGCCCAATACCTTCGTGTTCAGCTTGAACACAACGGGCATTGGGTCGGACGTGGCAACGCTTGGCGGGAGTCGGAACGCGGGCTTGAGGCCGAGCTACGGCTTGACGACACGGAAGCCGGACGCGAAGCGGCTTTCAAGGTGCACGACAAGCAAACGCCCGGACTATCCATCGCCTTCATTCCCGGGCGTTCCGAGAACACAACCCACGAGGGACGCAAGGCCTTGGTGCGCCATAGCGTGCGCGCACTTCACCACGTGGCTTTGTGCCAAACGCCCGCCTATACCGGCGCACTTGTTGAGTCCATGCGTTCCCGTCGCGCCGACAGAGTCGCCTATTGGGAACAATGGACAGAGCGCGTGAAGCGTGTATAAATGGACGCGCGAGACCCGCTCCGCGATGGCTGCGCCGGGCTTGGCGCTCTAGGTCTAGGTCCCGCGAACCTCCCCTTCCACCATCGGCACCAAGCCCGGCAAAGCTCTAGGTACACGGCAACCCGCCGAAGAAGTCGGCGCATCCCCGTGAGGACATGTAAGCCAATTCCTCACAAGGGGTACATCCCATGACCGTTGCAGTACCTACCGGAAGCCGCAGGCTTGAGTACCTGCGCAGCCAACGCGAAGCCGCGATGGCCGAAGTTGAATCCATCACGAACAAAGCCGTGGACGAAGACCGCGACCTTACGGACGCGGAACAGCACACGTGCGAAGCCCGCCGTAGCCGCTTGGAATCCCTTGATGGGGAGATCACCGTTGAGTGCGAGCTTGCGGAACGCTCTGCGTCCTACCGGGACATGACCTCGCGCGTTGCGCCCGGAAGCCCGTCAGAGACCTCCCACGCCGTCCCGGAAGCCCGCGAGCGCTCCGTTGACTACAAGAGCCCGGGCGAGTACCTGCGGGACTTTCTGACCCGCTCAAGCGATCGCGAAGCGGGCGCCCGTCTTGACGCCTACCTGCGCGCCGCGCCCCACCAATTGCTTGCCGACAACCCGGGGATCGTCCCAACCCCGATCGTGGGACCCGTCGTCGGACCCGCGTCGATGCGCCGACCCGCGTGGGACGCGACGACCAAGCGACCCCTCCCCGGGGGGGGTTCCACGTTTGAGCGGCCGGTAATCAATCAGCACACGCTTGTAGGTCCGCAGAGCGC